ATGAGTAAGGTTGAAGAGCAAGGGGGAACCTATAACCCCAAAGGTATGCCAGAGCGTGCGGCTACAACCGTAACAGGGAAGCCAAAGCTGGCAGAGGGTCCTGCCGAGAAAGCTGCTAACGAGAATAGGGACCATCTTTACGATGCAATTGCCAGACTATCTGATTTCATTGATGGGTTCAGCAACATTGCATCTGAAGAATTTAAGATCAGTCCTGAAGCAATTGCAGACCAAACTGAAGAGATGAAGAGTTACAGAATTGGGCTCCTCAAAAGGAAAAATAAAGAGACGGAAGAGATACTAAGTCTTAGAGAGAAACCGGCTGAGCTGTATGAGCGGCAGTGCACACAGAAAGAGGTCGACACCCCCAACTTTAACAGAAAGCAATTTGCAGCATCAGAAAAAAAGAGAGCACAAGCAGCATACAGAAGGTTTGAAGAGGACCCTGAGCTAGATGATTACTATAAAGAAAATCCTAAGTACATCCTGGTTCGTGGTTATATCATGTATTTGGATGAGATACTTGGACAGAATCAGCCAGACCTCCCCTCTGCAGCCCTCAAACCAAATTATACAAAAAAACAGTTGGGGCAGATCTTTGATAATTGCTATAACCGAGGGTTGACAAAAAAGAAAGATAAGGAGAAGTTTATCTCAATATTTACTATAGGTCTAACTGGACTGGTTCACTGGGAAGGAACCAAAGAACATGGAGCAAAAAGGGCTCTCTTTGATATTATGTACCGGATAACTGAAAGGTCCTTTCTCCCTTCAGAAATAATTGAATACTTTGAGCTAGATGAACCACTGAAACCCCACGACCGTGTTATAACCAAAAGAGGAATCCCTCACACTAATGTAGGAAATAAAATCTTTGCTGGCATTCACAAGAAGTAAAAAAATATCCGATAAAAATTCCGATAGGTAATCAGGCCCGTAACTTTCTGTTATGGGCTTTTTTCATGTCATAAATCCGATAATTCCGATAGGTTAAACTCATTTCATCTATCTGTATATCTGTTGTTTGCGTTATTTGAATGGTCTACATTTGTCAAAGTAAAACGCGAAAAATGGAAGTTGACATTCTTAAAACAATAGGTGAGAACCGAGGATCCGGGGCGAATCTCCTCATCTCAATTAAGCTGGATTCTCTTCAGGAACTGGAACAGCTCCTAAGTGGCCATGGGATATCCAAGCCGGCCGACGAACATTCTGTAAAGAACCAGCTGCCACCTCCTTCAAGTGGTGACGACCTGGAGCAGCCGGTGACACAGAAGGAAGCAATGAAGTTCCTGGGACAAACAAGGCAATCATTTTTCAATCTCAGAAGGCGAGGGATCATAAAAGGCTACAAGCTGGGGGGTCGAATTTACTTCTATAAAAGCGAACTCCGAGCAGCCTTAGAGGAGTGCTAACATCAACGGAAAAGGGTAAAATGGGTAAGAAAAAAGAGAATTCCGAGGCATTAAATGATCTGGTGAGCCTGTACCGGACTAAAGACAGGTTAAAACATCCAAACATGCCGGAATACGCAAGGACAGTACCTCGGTACAGCGACAAAACCGCCAATGGACTCACAAAGTGCATCATTGATTTCATCCGGCTATCAGGAGGTCAGGCAGAAAGGACCTCAACCACCGGGCGCTTCATTGACAAGCGGGTCCAGTTCACAGACGTCACCGGGAGGACTAGGGAAATAGGCAACGCGAAGTGGATCCACACTTCAGGGACCAGGGGATCTGCAGATATATCTGCAGTGATCAACGGCAGGGCTGTCAAAATAGAAGTGAAGATCAAAGACAGACAGTCTGAACATCAGAAGTTATATCAGGACGCAATTACGAAAGCTGGGGGCATTTATTTAATAATCAGGAGTTTCTCCGAGTTTAAAGCCTGGTATGATGAAAACCATTAATATAAACATTCCCACAGAAACTGATCTGAATCAAAACCAAGCCCTCGAGCGGCTCCGTATTAATCCGGAGGCAGATATCTCAGAGCCACCCTTCTACTGCAAGTTCGACCAGGCGACAGTGATGACTGCCGGCAATTTTACCCTGATCAATGGCAAGGCAAAATCAGGTAAAACATTTTCTGTAGTCAGCATGGTTGCGGCCCTGATCTCGGGAAAAATGATGCTCGGTAAAATCTGCGGATATCTCCCGGAGGACAAAAAAACTGTTCTCTACTTTGATACTGAGCAATCAGAGTTTCATGCCACCCGGACAATAAAACGGATATGCAAAATGGCAGAGGTTAAGAACCCAAAGAATCTGATTGCCTACGGCCTGAGACCTCTCACCCCAGCGGAACGGCTTATAGCAGTTGAGGAAAAGGTTTATTCGACTCCAGGCCTGGGAGTGGTAGTCATTGATGGCATCAGGGATCTCCTGACAATGGGTATCAATGATGAAGCCGAAGCAACCGCCCTGACCAGCAGGTTTCTCAAATGGACAGCTGAACTGGATATAGCGATGATCCTCCTTCTACACCAAAACAAAAATGATCTGAATGCCAGGGGTCACATTGGCACGGAGGTTATCAATAAAGCTGAAACGACCATAACGGTCACAAAGGACGAAAAGACAGGGCTATTTATTGTCTCCTGCGATTACTCCCGAGATCTAGGGTTTGAAGATTTTGCTTTTACCATACAGGATGGGCTTCCAGTGGAAATGGGTATGCCGGAGGAGGGACAGGCAAAGAGCAGAACGCCGCAGAGCATTAAAGATGAGGAGCACATTGAAATACTGAACCAGGTGTTCAGTAAATCCAGAAAACTCAACGGAATAGAATTTCAGGAGGCAATCCAATATCATTTTCATGTGGGAGTAATACGAAGCCGAGACTTTGTGTATCACTACCTAATTCAGGGTTGGTGTGAGAAAGTCCGTGAAGGTAAAAATGTGTGGTATGAATACAAGAGAGCAACCTTTTGATATGGAACGTTGGATAGTTACTCGCCTATATATAGGCGAGTACTATCCATCCAACGTTCCCAACGTTCGACAATACGTTTGATATCCAAGGTTATCCAACGTTATAAAACATCTGATGATCAGAATATTGAGCAATAACATGAGACTATCCAATGATCATAAAAACGGATTAAAAATCGAGCCAAAAACCGCAAAAAGCGGCTATCCAAGGTTATCCAACGTTCCAAGATAATGAAAAACAGTATTTTAAACATCAACGTATCCTGCTTTCAGAATTGCCGGGCTACCACTCCGGCGGATGTTTCTCTCCTGGCCTGGCTGACCTCTGACAAACATCGTGACAAGGTTGAACAGATCCGGACTCTTCAGGATGAGATGCTGCAGAAGGAGATCAAAAAAACCCTTCCGGCAATTACTCCCTCTGGCCGGTTCTCTCTTCGAAACACGCAACACCTGGTAGGGCACTCAGGATTTCTGGCCTTTGATATTGACTTTCAGGATAACCGGCACATAGTGAACTTTAATGATCTCAAACAGCAGATCTCGCATATCTCCTCAGTTGCTTATTGCGGACTGTCTGTCCGTGGTCATGGGTTTTGGGGCTTAGTACCGGTACCGGCCAGTACTCCCCAGGAGCACAAGAAGCGTTTCGAAGCATTGGCAAAGGATTTCGAAGGCTTCGGAATCATTCTTGACAAATCAGGCAGTGATGTATGCAGGTTGAGGATTTATTCATGGGATCCTGACGCGTACTTCAATCACCAGGCTCAGATCTACACAAAAACTTTACAAGTAACTCGGCCCAGCGAAACACATCGACGCCCGGAGGCAAGTGACGCCAGGGAGAGAGTTGAGGCTGTCATCGCGAAAATCAAAGAGAATCAGGTTGACATCACAGAGAGTTACGATAACTGGCTTCGCATCGGTGCAGCCCTGGCAAATGAGTTCGGAGAATCCGGAAGAGGTTACTTTCATGCTGTCTCACAGTTTCACCCTGATTACTCGCCCGGGAATGTCGATAAGAAGTTTGACACATGCGTCAAAGACAGAATGTCGAGGATCTCTATCGGCACGTTTTTTCATATTGCTGAAGACCATGGAATCAGAATCGCTCCCGGATCCGGAAGAGCGCCCGCAACTTATCAGGCAGCCGAAAGCTCAACTAAACCCTCCATTCCCTCAGCCTCTAATGAAAAGGAATTGAATGTGGCCGCACCTTATACGCCCCAGAAGAATGAGAAGCCCCGCCCTGAGGTAATTGAACGGGTCCTTCCAGATGTTTGGGGTGTTGTAGAGATTGAGAATTTTTTTCGCTCCCGCGCCCTGCCGTCCGGACCGATCAGGCTCGACGGGTGCACCGTGATCAATGATGTTCAGAAGTTCATCCAGGCAGAGCTCTCCATTGTGAAAGCTCACAACGGCCAGTACCGTTACCGGCCATACTTTGCCCGACTGCAGCAACTTAAAATCGCACTGTCATGATCGATATAATCTTAACTAAACCCCGCTCCCCCAAGGTGGTCAGGATCTTCTCTGACAGGAAGGATCCTCACTTCGCTAACGTGGAGATAACCGGTTCACGGACCGGGAAGATCGAAAAGCACTACATAGTCGCAAGTGATGTGCCACAGTGGAGAGGGATTTATGAAAGAAACGGATTCATAATAACTGAACAGGATGACAAAGTTATTCAAAATTGATATGTGTAGCGGTAAATTGGAAACACTTTCAGTGATCACAATTTCCAATCTCACTAGCGGTAAGCACGCTACACGCATTTTATATACTTATTTGATTACCTGTTCTTTAAATGATAGGAAAATATCACTTTAATCAATATATTGGAAACTTTAAAAGTAAATCAATGGAAAAGGTAAAAGAATTTACAAGGGTTAACGTAATGGCCCTCAGTGAGAAAGAGAAAGAATCGCCTGATGGTGTATGTCATCGAGTTATTTCTGTTCAACAGTCTCCACAGTCGACGTATGCACTGAACAAAAAAACGACAGAGTATGTGGTATGCTTAAACATCCGGAAGCCGGACGACGATCCTGAGGACACTGGTATCGAAGGAATACATCTCTACCTGGAGGGAAGGGAAGAGCTTGATAAATTTATAAAAGCTCTACAAGCTCTCAGGTCTAAGATATGGACCGGGGTATTTAAGGAATTAGAGTAACAGAGACCCATAATTCAACCGGAAAGGCCATGATAATATACACATCCACCCCCTACCAGGCTGAAGAAAGTTTCAGGGAAATTTTATCTCAGGCTGCTATGGAGATAGGGAAGCTCGGGCACCAGCCGTTCGCTCCTTACGGATCTGACGGCGCCCTGCTTCCGTGGCCGTTCCGCCTTGAAGGATTGATGAGGCAATGTCAGGGGATCTACCTACTGCAAGGATGGCAGCAATCAGCCGAGGCCTGTATAGAGCGGCATGTCTGTTTGAGGACCGGCAAGGCCATATTCTTCCAGAGTGCCGAAGAGCGAAAGAGCGCCCGGGACCAACAGAAGCAAATAATATCCGGACGGATCCAGGAGGCCATACATGAGGCCAGCGGAATGACCATTGAACAGTACCGGATCCACAGCCGGAAGGAAGAATTTCTCTTTGCGCGTATGATCTATGCGCACCAGGGGAAGAGGTTGGGGCTACATCCTGACGATACTGCCAAGGATCTTAACATCAGCCGGTCAATGATCTACCACTATCTGCAGAAATACGGTGATGAGGTGATGTATAATTCAGAGTTCCGAGGCATGGCCGAGATGGTTGACAAAATACTCACTGAGTAACCATGGCACTATCGATGCGCACATCACCGGATGAGTTCCGGAGGAGGCTGGAAGAAAAGTACAACCAGATCATGCAGGACATTGCTGAGGCCCTCTACCTGACCTGCAGTGAAGCCGTGAACCGTGCGCGCTCCCTGGATACTTACAAAGACCAGACAAATAATCTCAGGTCTTCCTTGGGTTTCGTCATCTATCACAACGGCCGGCTGCTCTTCCGAGATTTCCAGACCGGAGGCACCGGCACCGGTGGCGGAGGACAGGTCAGTTTCACTACCTGCGAGGGGCAGGAAGTATCTTTTTCAGCCCAGGTCAAGAGTGACACATCTGGTAACAGAGGACTGCTCCAGGGTGAAGCTCTCGCAAACAGCATCGCTCAGCGGTACACCTCAGGATTCATAGCTGTGATAGTGGCAGGGATGAATTACGCGCTATTTGTCGAAGCTAAGGGTTACGATGTGCTGACAGGGAGCACCCTGACTATCGGAGAGGATCTGAAAAAGAATTTGGAAATAATCAATAACCAGTACGGCACCTCCTTTGGTGCCATTGGTCAAGGAGTTGAACTTTAGTTTACAACTATGGAGCAAGTTACTGTAACCAGAAAAGCGGGCGGGACCCTTAACCTTTTTACCCGGGCCTCGGCTACCTCCATCACTCGCATGGAGCAGCGCCGGACGCTGATGTCAGAGGATATTATTGAGATGACTGTCGAGAGCGCCACGGCTCTCTCCTTAGCCATAGGAGACTCGATCACGGTCCACGGCAGGACTTATAACCTTAACGCCCTGCCTCGCGCCAGAAAGGGCGGAATGAGGCAATTCGCGTATGATCTGACCTGGGAGGGACGGCAATATGACCTGCTCCGGGCGGTGTTTCTTGATACGGCCTCCGACGGGGTGAGTCTTTATGCTGATTTCTCAATCACGGGCGACCTTGAGTCGCTTATGAACATACTTATAAACAACCTTGACCGTGTTTACGGATCCGGCAAGTGGATCCTCGGGATCTGTCCGGAGACCGACACGCTGACCCTGACCTTTGCAAATGAAAACTGCCTTGCAGTATTACAATCTCTCTGCACTGAGGATAACTTCAATGTTGAGTTCGAGATAACCGAAGCTGCCGGCGTATGTACCATTGACCTTCGTGTGGCAGTAGGGGTCACTCATGAGGAGATATATGAGTATGGCCGCGGTAAAGGTCTCTACGGGCTTCAGAGGCAGACGGTATCAAATAAGAATATTATCACCCGGCTCTATGCCTTCGGGGCCGCTAAAAACCTCCGTACCGATTACAGGGGCTACTCGCAGCGTCTAAAGCTGCCATCGGTTGATCACTCATACATTGAGGATGCTGCCGCGCTGGCTGCATATGGTCTTATTGAGGCCGTGAAAACCTTCGAGGAGATCTTCCCTCACCGCACCGGTACTGTCACATCACTTGGCGATACGATCTATAAGTTTGTGGATTCAGGAATGGACTTTGACCTGAATGCTGTCGACGGGGGCACGGGTGACACACTGTACCTTATGAATGGCACCTCGGCAAAGGTTCATTTCAATACAGGAGCCCTGGCCGGTTATGAGTTCGAGCTCTCTTCCTACAATCACGCCACACGCACATTCTCAATAAAGAGACTGAAGGATGAGCGTGACCAGGAGTTTCCTGACCCTGACAGTGAAGCCTTCCAGATTGCCCCGGGCGATGAGTATGTATTAATTGACATTTACCTGCCGGATAGCTATATGACAACCGCAGAGACTGCCCTTCAGGCCGCAGCTGAAGCATACCTTGCTGAGAACTGCCAGCCCAGGGTAAATTACGCTCTGACCTTTGATGAGATCCACCTGGAGCGTTATGCCGAGGGTGCCGAGGAGCTGTTTGCCCCGGGCGATTATATTCATGTGCTTGATGCTGATATTGGAGTCGACAAACTCATCCGTGTGCGCGCGCTTGTGCGCGACCTGATGGCAGACTACCGGTACTCCCTTGAATTATCAGAGATTCAGCAGCCTTCTATCATTCAGCGCCTTGTAGCCGAGACGATAGACAACAGCAAGGTGATCGCGATGAATAAACTGAACGATCCCGCCCGGGCACGCAGGAACTGGCGCGCGACACAGGAGCTGTTGGATATGGTCTTTGACCCTGACGGCTATTTTGACGGTACCAGGATAAAACCTGAGAGCATCGAAACCATGATGCTCAGCGTAGGCACCAGGAGCCAGCAGCTGACCCTGAGTGCAATTATTGAACCCAACTATACCGGGGATCCGGAGAAAGTAAACGTAACCGGCGGGGCCCTGGCTCACTATGCCATTGAAGATGATATCAGGCTCTGGACAATAACCGGCGGGGATCTGACCCTTTCTTCCACGGCATCAATGTACATCTATGCCAGATGTGAGAAGATTGGTTCTGCCGGCACCATTACTTTCACTACGGACCAGATAACCGTTGACGAAGATCCTTCTTACTATTACTTCTTGCTTGGAGTTCTTCACACAGCTGTTGACGGAATCAGGTGGATTTCCTTGACCTACGGTGCCACGGCTATCAATGGAAGATATATCCGCACCGGCAGGATCATCTCCCAGGACGGGCTCAATTACTTTGACCTTGATCAGAATGAGTTTAAGGTGGGTGATGCCAGCAGCTCTCTTGACTGGAATGTCACGGCAGCCGGTCAGCTTACTCTTAAGGGTGCCCTTGTTCAGAGCGGCGCCGGCACGACGGCCCCGCTGCCATGTTTCAGGGGTCCATATAACGCCACCTATACCTACTATAGAGGAGACGAAGTAACCAGCGAAGGGTCAACATGGAGGTGGATAAATATCTCCTCAGGTAGCGGCATTACTCCAGCTGAGGGTTTATATTGGACTTTGATCGCGGCAGGGGCTACCGGTGGTGAGCCTGGGGCGGATGGGGCTCCCGGTAACTATATAGAGTTTCAGTATGCCAAAAACGGCAGTACTTCAACTCCGCCAAGCATTGTTCCAGGTGACCTGAACCCTACAGGATGGTCTACCACGCCTCCATCAACCGGCGCCGGGGAATACCTCTGGATGACCAAGGCGACAAAGAACTACGACGGCAGTGAGCTTATCAGTAACTGGACCACGCCTGTAAGGATAAAGGGAGAGGTCGGAGCAACCGGTGCAACGGGCGCAACCGGTGCGACAGGTGCCATAGGTCCGTCAACCACTTACCGCGGCGTTTATGCCTCCGGTAGTACATATTACGGCACCACAACCAGGGTAGACGTTGTGTACTATTCAGGCAGCTACTATGTTGCCCGTACGGATGCGCCCGGAGGGAGCTTCTCAGGGATTGTGCCTACCAATACCAGCTACTGGAACTCCTACGGTGCAAACTTTGAGAGTATCGCAACCGGCCTGCTGTTTGCAGAGCTGGCATTTGTTGATAACCTGGGTGTACGGATACTTAGAGGAACTGCAGTGCCAGTAGGAGACCTGACTGGGACCGTTACAACAATTACCCCTAACGTTGCATTGGAAGCTGCATGGAGCGCGGTCACATCATACACCATGGGGAATAAATGCTCTTATGATGGTGTAAATTATATATGTATTCAGCCCAATACAAATCAAGTACCACCGAATTATACATATTGGGAGGAAGACTCAAATCAGCCACAAAAACGGAAGGATAGAATATCTCTGTCTGGAACCTCTGGAAGCGCAGATATAACCTGCGATGGGATTACAAGACGAATTGATTACAGTTCTGGCGGACTCACTCCGACTGCTTCTGATTTCGTAATACTTTATGCAGCCGATTGGCTTCCAGGTGGAGTAGTGCTTACATCATTAGACGAGGATCTGTTCCTTGAATCTACAGTTGCCGGAGCAAACTTCACGGGCAGCACTACTATAACGAATCAGCCAAATTTCTACAGGGGGAGCATTGCAGTCCGCGGCAATGAGATCTGGGAGGATAACGAGGATAATGATCTGTATGGTGTAGTGGCAATTAACAGGCGAGGTTACAACGGAGGATATACCAGGCACAGGGCAACCCTGGTTGGGGACGGCAAGGGGACCACCCTGATGGGCATTGTTGGGGCAGATGCCGGAGGGATGTTTAAGGGGCTCAATCTGGTTGCGGGAATGCCAATTCGGATGGCACAGATGGGGACTACTCAGATCAATGCGTTAACCCCAACAGAAGGAACGCTGGCATATGATATTTCAACACATACGTTAAAAGTTTATACAAACTCAGGATGGAAAACAGTTACTGTAAGCTAGCGATCATTTTGATCATGGTCCTGCTTTTCTCATGTGAAAAACAGAGCCCACCGATGTGCAAAACGTGCATAACCATAACAACCGTATTTAATGCCGACGACACGACGACAGTAATGTCAGAGCCGTTTGAAGCATGTGACGAGTCACTAAGAGTCTACGATAACCTAGTGACAAGAATAGTCAAAGCAGATAGTGCGGAAAACACACTGGTCAGCATTACAATATGTGATTATTGAATTTAAACACCTGGAGAAGCTCGGATCCATTGACAGCAAACTCGACGCCCTGAAGGCAGATACACTCAGGGCAGCCGGGCTCAACTTATAATTTATCAAACTCAACACAAAATGGAAGACAAAGAATTTAAAAAACAGATCGTAGCACAAGCTCAGCCCCTGATCGATAAGATCAACGCCCTGAAGAAAGAAATAGGGGAAGCCGATGAGCAGGAAGAGAAAGCGAAGAATGAGCCCTCCTCAGGCGTGAAACAATGGATTGATGACAACAAAACCGGCCGCTTCAAAGGAAAGAGCCTCAACAGAGAGAAAGATGAAGAATTCACAGAAACAGCCGATTTCACCGGCAAAAAAGTCTGACCCAATGAAACCAGTATTGGTATCAGAACATGAGAATGAAGCTATAGCTTTCATTCAGGAAGTTGAGAATGATTATCTGTCCCTGGTAAGGTCAGTGATATCGAAAATAAGAACCCTGGGGCTCACCCCTACTGAGGCCATTGTCCGCGCTATCCTGACCGATGGGCCGAAGATCCTGCAGGGGAAATACAGTTCTTATGCTGAAAGGGATATCTCAGCTGCCTCAACGCCGGCCGCTAAGGCTCAGATGCGTAACCTGCACGCTCGTGTTTTCGCTGAGTTCGTGCGAGATTTTGAGCCCCTCCTGGAAAGGACTATCTCAGGGAAGTCGGTGAGAAATCCGATGTTTCAGGATCTGATCACCTTTGATAAGGCACTGAGGCCCCTACTTGAGGAGGCGGGCAAGGAAAAGATCAGGGAACAGTTCAAAGAATATGTTTCTGATCCGCGGGTTCTTAAACTCCGCAACGCGTGTGCGGAAGCAGCAACCGGTCTGCAGAACTTCTGGCAGGCAATGGTAAAATCCGGTTATGCCTCGAGGCTTTTGATTGATTACTCTGAATCTGAGCACCCGGGCTGGATGATAGAGAAACAGGTTCTGAATGTACTGACCAGCTTCCTGGCTGTTACAGGAGCAGACGGGCAGTATGTGATTGAACCCCGACAGATGGATTTCACAAATGTTGAACTTGAAACAATAAATGACCATGGAACAGAATGAATTTGCTCTAGCAAACGCCACCCTCGAGAATGAGGTAAAACTTACCTGCGGCCTGGAAGAGACCCCTACAGGTAAAAAAATCCGGATGGAGTTCAGGAACCAGACTTATGGACCTATGTCCGCGAAGCTGCAGCTTCTGGATAATCATCTCAATTATACGATTGAGAGTAAGGATGAGGCAAACAGGTTGATTTCATACCTGATTGACCTTACCAACAAAATGTAACCTTCTTTTCCTTTGATTACTTTCGAGAGGGCTCTGTCTTTACCCGCGGGACCCTCTCTTTTTATGCTTGGATATCTCCTCATAACATCTATCTAGCGTATATGCCGCTAGTCAGCAATACCATATCAGGCTATATTTCTGCACTTTCATCTCTGAGGTCATGAATATAGGAAACGGGCTGGAATTTTCACCTCTTCAGGGAGGCTCTTCCAGTAACCGGCTATGCCTGGCTTAGGTCGTCGGATCCGAGTGAAGTGAGAAATTCACACCTCACTGTGATGTGATTTCAAGTCACCCCACCAGAAGCAGTATCCAGACCTGCAAGGACGTTTACTAAGATTTCAGTACCCGTTTAATCCTTCGGAAGGCTTTCGAACTCTATCCGCAACATGTTGGGTGTATTATAGTAATACACTGACTCTCTGCAATTTACGACAAAGAAAATTAAAAAACAATATTGCGTTGTAACTATTTTTGCTTGACCTTTGACCTGTTCACCAACATAACATAGACATGAAAAATGAAAGAGAAAACAATCAAAGTGCACCGGCTGTGACCGGGAGTGTTACCTCTGAAACTCAGGTAAAGGACATTGTGTCTTCGGGACTGCTCGAGGATATCCGCACAATGCAGGCCATTCACAGCCGTCTGGAGGACTACAAAAAGAAGAAAGACGCTGAAGTTGGCACCTGGGACACATTTTCAGTAGCCGCTGTCATGGCAATGAATCATTTATGTGATGCCATGTCAGAAATGAGCTCCCTTGCCGGCAGTGAATTGGACTTCGCAATCTTGAACCGCTGATCAGCAACTCATGGATGCAAAAGCCAAATCTGTCATACTGGCCTCTCTGAAGAGAGCCTTTGACACGCACCCCCAGGCTTACAGCGATTATAAGAAACTGGGAGAGACAGTCCTGGACTGTACTGAGTTCTTCGATGAGAAAACACTGGTCCTTCAATCTCAGGCTTTGGCAAAAAGCCGTCTGAACATTGAGATCATCCTTCTAGAAGAGAATTTACCGAGTCTCCTCGAGGACTTCCGGACTATGACCCGGACCCTGGATCAGATCCAGCAGCTGCAGACGAAATCCTCTACAGAAATAAGTAATGTGATCCTGATAACCTCAGAGTTTCTGCTGGCCATGGAAGAGGCGGAGGCTTAATAGGAGGATTTTCGTAACTTGGACATGGAATTCACTAATTAAAACACCAAAACCATGGAAGCGGCTACATTGAAAATTATTCTAGACCTGAAGGAGCAGAATATGGAAATGAGGAGGGCAATCACCGACGCAACCGACATGCTTACCAAACGATGTAAGTTGAACGTTGATCACAAATACAAAGAGACCAGCATTGCGCCCCTCATTACCGCAGTAAACCGCGCTGTGGCCGAGCTTAACAATAAAGCCAAGCCAGCGGTAACTGAAGAGGATCCATTATAGAGATTCTAGCACCAAGCCCGGGCAACGCCCCGGAGCTTTCTCTTCATGTGTATCATAGTAATACACCCCTCCACTCTCAGAATTGCTTATCTTTGTCCTGATCAATGGATCTTGCCATGGAGATATTAAACGACCGGCATCAAAACTTCAGACCATACCAGGCATCCTGCTCTCACTGCAGCCAGGAGTTTAACTCCATTGACTTCACCTGCCGTGCCTTCCCGGAAGGCATCCCTGATGACATACTCAGCGGTGACAACAAACATGAGGCACCGGTGCCTGATCAGGGCAATGAGGTAATCTATTCAGTACGGAAATAGAATTCAGGGGAACAGCAGGATCACATCTCCCTGTTTAACTTTTCCACAAACTCTTTGGCCTCCTTCATGGTAAGAGGCCTGTCAGGGATCAGGTCTTTGCCGTCCTTCCCGGTTACTTCGGTTGTCTGACGGATTTTATACTCCTCCTGGGCTTTATTTGTCAGGGTGAAAATGATGGCCTGTATGTCAGGCTGTATGTGTTTTTCAATCACAGTCCTTTCTCTGATCTTCGGTAAGGGCTTCCCGTCTGGTCCCGATTTGCCAGCATCAACCATGACTGTGCGGGTCTCCTGAACAGTGTAACCCCTGATCTTATTCATGAGAGAATTCTTGGCCTCCTTTACAACCAGTTGATCATAATCCTCGCGCGCGCGCGTAAGGGCGTCAGAAAAGTCAGGATGAGATTTACGCCAGGTATAGTACGTTTCCCTGGTTATCCCTGACAATGAGCATAATTCCGCAATGGTATAGCAGTCTTTCTTTATGAGAGAACAGATTTGATCTACCATCTTTCTACTGTACTTGGCCATGATACGGACTCGGTTTAATCAGAAAGTTTCTTTTCCAGTGTAGCAATCCGGGTTTCCAGCTCTTCATTGCTTACTCCCTCGAACAGATCCTTCCCGCCCTTGCCGGTGAGTTCATTGGTCTGCCTGTTCTTCCAGTTCTCAGGGTCTCTGTTGGTCTGGAAGTGAATGATAGCCGGCAGGCTGGGAACTATGTGCTTCTTCGTGACAGTACGCTCCTTGATCTTTGGCGTTGTCTTACCTTCGGGACCGGGCCTGCCTGAATCAATCATCACTGTCTTGACCTCCTCATAATCATAGCCGTTGATCAGCTTCACCAGGGACTTTTCGCACTCAACCAGGCGGGCTTCATTAAAGTCGTCGCGCGCGCGCGTTACGGCCTCGCAAAACTCGCTTTTCCCCTTCAACCAGCGATAATAGGTTGCTTCGTCAATGCCTGATATTGAGCAGATTTCAGCGATTGTATAGCTATCCTTCCGAATGAGGGAGCAAATCTGTGCAACTCGTATTTTGCTATACTTTGCCATGAAAACATGAAATTCGGGAACGCTCCAGCGTGTTCTAGGGTCAAAGTTACCCCTTTATTGTGACCAACGCCGGCAGTGCTGGACCCGTTATTAGAATAGTTATAGACCTAGGGTCAAGGTATTGGCATTACAGGGGTTTCTCGCAACTTTGTGAGAAACCCCATATCTCAGGGAATCTTCATACCTTTGCAGGACCAGACTCACGGTCTCATGGAAAGAAAAGACCTCATCTGCCTCCAGTGCGAACACTACACCCCTCTCGAGGGCGGATGTAAGGCTTTCCCCTTTGCAGCTGGAGGGATCCCTGAGGAGATCCAACAGACAAACAGGCATGACAAACCATTGCCAGAGCAGAAGAATGACCTGGTATTCATGGCAAGGGCAGACAAATGTCCTTCGTGACAT